TTGGCTATGGTTCTACCTACTACGCTGACAAGCGCAAGGTGACTTTGGAAGATACGCCAATGGATGAGCCAACGGCCAGAGCTTTGTTGATGATAGAGCTGGAGCATACCTATCTGCCTAGCGCATTAAGGAACTGCCCCATATTGGCCACAGACGAAAAGAAGTGCAATGCCATTGTGGACTTCTGCTACAACCTCGGCACTGGCCGGCTCCAGACCTCCACATTGAAACGAAAAATCAATGCAGGGGACTGGGAAGGCGCAAAAGAGCAGCTCATGCTTTGGACCAAGGGTGGTGGCAAGGTTTTGCCTGGTTTACTAAAGCGCAGAAAAGCCGAGTGCGCTTTGCTTGATTGAGGCATAAAATTGCACCATGGCCAATGTCAATCAACAACTCGAAGTCCCATCAATCCCCAGCCTTGGCTTTGCGCCAGAGGCTTATGAGAAGCGCTACTTTGCTGAAAAGAATGGAGCGTTAAACGGGTACTTTAGAAAACTGATCAGCGTTTTGGGCGCTTTGTTTGGCCCAAGGGGCGGCAAGTTTTTGAATACCCCCCATGGGGCATTTTTCGACTTGACCGACCAGGTGGCTGCAAGCACCACAGTTGCCACTGCTGTGGTATTTAGCAACACAGACATCTCCAACGGGGTCACGCTGTCAAACAGCTCAAGGCTCAATGTCGCAGACTCTGGTGTTTTCAACATCCAGTTTTCGATTCAACTCAAAAACACCACCAACGACTCCCATGATGTGGACATCTGGTTTCGCAAGAATGGCACAAACGTAGACAACTCAAACAGCCGGTATCACCCCCCTGCAAGAAAAAGCACAGGTGATCCGAGCCACATGATTGCGGCCTTGAACTTCTTTATTGAATTGGATGCAGGCGATTATGTTGAAATCATTTACAAAGTTGACAATGTCAATGTGACGCTAGAGCATTTTGCTGCCGGCTCCAGCCCCACACGGCCAGCAGTGCCATCAGCGATTGCGACTGTGTCTTTTGTCTCAAATTTACCTACAATTTAGCCATGTACATACCCATCAAATTACCCCCAGGTGTTTACCGAAATGGCACTGAGTATCAGTCTGCTGGGCGCTGGCATGACGCTAATTTGGTGCGCTGGTATGAGAACACATTAAGACCCGTCAACGGCTGGCGCAGTAAATCGGCATCAACTGTGACGGGCGCTTGCAGGGCAATCATCACTTGGCGCGATAACAGTGCCGACTCTTACATTGGGCTTGGCACTCACTCCAAGCTCTTTGCAATGGATGTTTTAGGTGTTTTAAAAGACATCACACCCACTGGATTTACGACTGGCTTTATCGATGCCACCAGCACCACAGGCTACGGCAAAAACCTCTACGGCAGTTTTGCCTATGGCGTGCCACGGCCAGATACTGGATCGGCAGACATAGCCACCACTTGGTCACTTGATACATGGGGCGAATACTTAGTAGGGTGTTCAAACTACGATGGCAAGATTTACGAGTGGCAGCTAGGCTTTGCCACACCCACATTGGCTGCTGTCATCACCAACGCGCCAGTGAGTAACACTGCCATCTTGGTGACTGCCGAGCGTTTCCTGTTTGCACTTGGCGCGGGTGGAAACCCAAGAAAAGTGCAGTGGTGCGACCAGGAGGACAATACCCTTTGGACACCGGCAGGCGACAACCAGGCAGGCGATTATGAGCTGACAACCTCTGGCAGCCTATTGGCCGGCAAACGTGTCAAGGGCATCAATCTATTGTTTACAGATGTGGATGTCCACACGGCCCAATATGTTGGCGCGCCATTCATTTATGGCTTTGAGAAGGCCGGCTCTGGCTGCGGCTTGATCTCGGCCCAGGCTGTGGCGGCCATTGACACTGCTGCCATCTGGATGAGTAAGTCTGGGTTCTTTATCTATGACGGGTACGTCAAGCCACTGCCTTGCGATGTCTCAGACTTTGTTTTTAGCAACATCAATTTTGATCAGAGAACAAAAATTTCCGCTGTCCATAACAGTAAATTTGGTGAAATCTGGTGGTTTTACCCAAGCAATGCAGGCTTGGAAAATGACAGCTATGTGTTATTTAACTACCGCGAGAATCACTGGAATGTCGGATCACTGGTGCGCCTATGTGGCACTGACGCTGGGGTGTTTACTTTGCCTTTGATGGTGGATGATAGCGGTGAGGTTTATGAGCATGAGGTCGGCTTTGACTATGATGGTGCGACACTCTTTGCCGAGTCTGGCCCCATCCAAATTGGCAATGGCGACAATGTGATGAAGGTCAGAGAGGTTGTGCCAGATGAGCAATCATTGGGTGAGGCTGTGGTGTCATTTAAAACCCGTCTTTACCCCACAGGCACTGAGTCCACGTTTGGGCCATTCACGGCAGCCAACCCAACTTCAGTGAGATTTTCTGGTCGCCAGGTCAACATGGTGGTGACTGGCGCGGTGCTGGCTGACTGGCGCATTGGGGTGATTAGGCTTGATGCTGTGGCCAGCGGCAAGAGATGAGCGACCAAGAGCATTTGGACAGGCTACGCCACCATGTGGAGGCTGCCTTAGAATACAGTGGTGGAACGCATGATTTTGAAGATGTTGTGCAGATGGTCGAGGGTCACAGATTACAGCTGTGGCCGGCCAAGGATTCGGTGGTTTTGACAGAGATCATCGATTACCCGCGGCTAAAGAATTTGCACTATTTTCTGGCTGGTGGTGATCTGGATGAACTCTCAAGGATGAGGCCGCTGATTGAATCTTGGGGCAAGTCAGTTGGCTGCACCAGAGTGACCTTGGCAGGCCGAAGAGGCTGGGCAAAGACATTTTTGAAAGACGAAGGGTACAGCCCACAATGGTCTGTATTGGCAAAGGAACTTTAGGGGAAAAATATGGCATCAACAGCACTCGATTGGGCATTGGCCAATGGCATGAGCCAGGCTGAATTTGACAAAAGAATTTTCAACACTGTCCGAGACGCAAATGCTGCTGGGACAAGCAATGCACTTATGCGCATTGAAATGGATCGGCTTGGCATCAGTGCAGAAGATGTGGCACGGGCCACTGGTGTTTCGACTCAAAGTGTTGTGGATAAATACAATGCTGCAATTCCAAAGACTGAGGCTGAACTGATTGCCAATGCTGCGGCTGATGCAGAGCTTGCAGCTCGCGCTGCGCGAGACACAACTGCAACTAATTTTTTCAAAAGCTCAAGAGCTTTAGACGCTACAACATCAGCCGGCCTGCTAACAGACGCACAGAGAACTGCGGCTACGCAAGCTCAAGGGCTTTTGGTGGCCAGACAAAACGAAGCGGCTTTGGCATTGCAGCAAAACAATGCCGCATATGCCGAGCAGCAGCGTTTAAATAATTTGGCATATGCCGAACAGCAGCGCTTGAATAATTTGGCAAGTGATGAGCAAAAGCGCTTAAATGAGATTAAAAATCAAGAGCAAATTGCGGCAAATAATGCCCTATATGCCGAACAGCAGCGCCTCAATAACTTAAAAAATCAAGAGCAGATTGCTACTAACCAAAAGGCTTATGAGGCTTATTTGGCCAGTCAAGCCAAGTTAGCAGTACAACAAGGTGGACCAACCACGACAACGCCTGGCCTGCTTACACCAACTACACCCACACCAACTGGTGCAACCAGTGTGACTGGCACAACACCATTTGCCAATGCCACCCAAGGCTTTGAGCAGAACTTTAGAAATTACACATCCATCCCAATTGGCGCTCAGTACAACCCCAATGTGGTTGGCGGTACTGGTTCACCATATGCCCAAGTCATGGGCCAGATGAGACCAGTTGGCAATCCATACGCAAATGTGGTGGCAGGCCAAGCAATGGGTGGCTATAACCCTGCTTTGTATGACCAGATCAATGCGGCAAATATTCAAAAAGCTATTGCTGCAAATGCCGGCACGACATTGACTGATTACTATGGAGGCGGTGGCGATGGAGGTGGCGATGGAGGTGGTGGAGGTGGAGGCGGTGGAGGCGGTGGTGGAGGCGGTGCTATGGCCCAAGGGGGCATGGTCCATGGCGGCCTGATGTTTGGCGCTAATCCTCCTGGTCCAGATGATGGCGCTGTCAATCTTGACATGGGTGAATATGTGATCAAGAAGTCTTCAGTCAACAAGTATGGCCGTGGACTTCTGGACATGATCAACGAAGGCAAAGTGCCTGCCAAGAAAATGAAATCTTTACTCGGATAAGGTGGCAATATGTCAAAAGGTGGAACAACTACATCGACAAGCTCCATTGATCCACAGATCAAAGAAGCATTCTTGGCCAACTTTCAGCAGGCCCAAGGGGTCGCTGGCGCTTTGCCGGTCCAGCAGTTTGCTGGCTACAACCCAATGTACCAGGCAGGCGAGGAGGCTCTGGTCA